GGTATTGCAAATCTTGCAAGTCTCAACGTTAATTTAGTGACAGTTCCAACAAAACTGCGAACAAACTTGCCAAAAGGAGTTGTGAATAATACAAGTGCTCCTAGTAAAGTAGGCCACCAATCCTTTAAGAATCGTTTTAGAACTTCAACCTTTTCTTTATTCTTTGGATTATTAAACCAATCAATAAATGCAACAAATGCTCTTCCAAGTAAAGTATAAAGAATAAAGTTTAGAATTCTATCCAAGATACTTTGAACAGGTGCAAGTATCTTGGATGCAAGAGATGCTATTTTTTTAATTCCTCTTTCTAATCCTTCTTCCCTTAATTTTCTTCTTTCATCTTCTTTTTTTCTTCTTTCGGTTTCCTCACCCTTTTTAATTAATTTATTTTGACCTCTTAGACTATCCAATATTTTTTCAACTACATCACCAATATCAGAAAGTTTTTTACTGAGATTTCCACCTTCTTCAGGAGAAGAAGTCTCAGGAATTATTGCTTTGCTTGTAAGATAATACTGTTGCTTTGATACTTGAATTGGACCAGTAGAACCAAAATTATCTGCAGTTATTTTCCTTTTCTTTAACTTAAATCTTCCTACTTTTCCTTTAACTCTTTTATATTCTTCATCAATTAACATTGTTTCTTCGGTTGATAACTTAGTATCAACCATTCTTGCCTCCGCCATCTTCCCGCGAAGAAGCGTCATATAAGTTCCATAATCAATATCAAAAACATCATCAAGTCCAAGAAGTTTTAATATTCTTTCATCAATTTCTTCACTTACTAAGTCATCTTCACGAGTTCCTTCATAAAAAGCAAGGGCACGTTCTCTATTTGCTTCTTCTTGAATACTATTTACTATCTCTTCTTCATTATCATCTTCAATAGTGACTGGACTATCTTCTGATGGTTTTGCTGATGGGAGATAAGTTTCTACCAACCACTTTTGATATTCTTCATTAAATCTTCCGCTATGATCCTCAAGATCTGGAAATCCTTGAGAATTTTTTTTAATATTTTCAATTAATTTATCAGCATCCTCCTCAGAAATTTTTACATCTGAATAATAATGACCAAATTGAGACTTAATGCCAGTAAGTCTTGCCTTGAGGATACCATAAACCCTTGGACCTATATTTTGATGAGAATACCATTTTATTGGAAGACCAGGTGGCGCATTAACTGGCATTTTTCTGTTGTTTTAATTTTTCTTCTTCCAGATGATTTTTCAACAAGGTAACATATATGTCCCTTTCCCAAGGTATCAAATTTTCAATCTCTGTCAAAGAGTATTTATGATACTGAATTAAAGCAAAGTTAAGTTGATAATAATTTTCTAGATCCATATGGATCATTGCTATACGAAAAAAGACGATAACCCTTCTAAAACAACTTCGTTTTCTACTTTAGTTTTTGGATTAACTACCTTAACCTTATGAGACAGTTTAGGCATTGTTTCAAAGAACTTCTCAATCAACTTAAATTGCGAAGAATTCATTTGATCAAGAAACTCTTGCAATTCTTTCTTTGTAACATCAGTAGTTGACCAAACTTCATCTGCTGTATAAATTTTATCAATACAAGATGCAATAAGATCAAATGCTTGATCCATATCATTTGATGCATTGAAATCGAAGTTATTTTTAATGAATTGTTCCAGTGATGGATATTTCATCTCAATCATTACTTGATCGTCAATTTTAATTCGTTTATCGTGTCCATCAAACTTTTGAACTTCAATTTCATCAACATTAATCTTAATAGAAACAGTAGTCTCTCCATCATCAGGACAAATAATATTAACTTCTATTTCCTCCCCTACAGACTTTCCACGAATGTTGAGGAACAGATATTCAATGTCAAATGTTGGAAGGGATTCTACTTTAACTCCTCTTGTCTCAATACAGTTTTTAATAACTGTCTTAATTGACTCTGTGATTTGTTTTGTATCTTCACTCTCAAGTGCTAATACAAGTAACTTTTCTTCTCTAACTAGAAATGGTCGGTACTTAATTTCTTTTCCTGTTGAAGGTAGAGTTAGAGAATAAGTTGGTGTTGAAATCTTTGGTAAAGGCATAATATCCTATATTCGTTTCAGTGTGATTATTTATGCTTGAGATTGAAAATCATTCAATATTACCCTTCCAGCTCCAGTATTTCTAAAAGATTCAAAAAATCTATCACCCTCAGGAGAACTTACAAATTTTCTATTAAGATAATCTTGAGTAGCACTAGATTGATTTATTATTCTAGACGTAGGAGATGAAGGTTCTTCATTTTGTGAAACAAAATTTCCAGTTCTAGAAATCACATAACGACTATAAGTAAATGAAACAGTGCATTTTAATAGTTGTGAACTATCATAAGACACTGGTATAGAATTAATGCTAATTGGATATGCATTAATGAACTTATATATTAATGGTCTTCCACTATAATCTCTTTCGAATTTTGTGATATAAAGACTATCTACCTGATATCCACTAGGTCCTTGAGGAAAATTTACTCTATAATTATATGTTCTTTGCTGTTGAGATTTTAAATCATTTTCGTTTACAACATAAGAAATCCAGTTCTCAAAAAAATCTATAATTCTATATTCAGCATCAACATAAAAGGTAAAATCAACACGATCATCATATAATCTACGATATGCGTGTCTTTCAGTTACACCAGTATAGTCATTATTGATTTCGTTCGTTGCAAGAGAAGAACCTGGAAGAGATGCTTCACTACAAGAAAGTTGTATCAGTTCTTGATTTTGTGCATCATATGATGCTCCAAGAAATCCAGCATCTTGTCTAAGATTTAAAAAATTATTTGCTCCAGAAGGTGGTAAAAATTCACAAATAAAATGAGATGTCAAAGCAGGTCTTAATAACTTGCTTTTAATGTCCGTCATCCTGTAAGGTTTTACTGCTGGAGCTTCCATCTATAAATATTTTACAGTATATATTATGTAGTCGCCATATGGCAGAAAGTTACAAGAGCAAGTACAAACCATCTTATCCACAAAAATATAAAGGTGATCCTAATAATATTATTTGTAGAAGTAGTTGGGAAAGAAAGTTCTGTAATTGGTGCGATTTAAATGAGAATATAATTTCTTGGGGGTCGGAAGAATTTTGCATTAGTTATTATAATCCAGTGAAGCAAAGAGTATGCAAATACTTTCCAGACTTTATTATTAAAGTTAAAGAACAGTCTGGTGAAATTAAAACATATGTGATTGAAGTAAAGCCAAAGAAACAAACTGTTCAACCAAAAGTTCCAAAAAGAAAAACAAAGTCTTGGATATATGAAATGCAAACTTATGCAGTGAATCAAGCAAAATGGAAAGCAGCAGAAGAGTGGTGCAAAGATAGATTAGTTGAGTTCAAAATCATCACAGAAGACAATCTGTTCGGTTAATGGCAGAAGGATTTGGAAAAGATATTAGAAAAAATTCTCCAAGAGTAAATGAACTCAAAAAAAGAGTGAAAGGACTTATTGATCCAGACTCTATTATGATGGAAATATTAGAAGTATTTCGTGAAACAGAATTTATACCTGATGTTGGAAAATATTATACATTTATATACATTGCAAAAACACCCAACATTAGATTTGATATTCATCCATTAATTGCTTGTATTGATGTACAAAGATGGGGGTTCAGAGGATTAAACTTTCATTGGGGAACTGTACGAAATTATACTTGGCAAGAGGTTGCAGGTCCATTGCATATTATAAGAAATGATGAGATTGAATATCTTCGTTCTCTTCCTTATGCAAGATTTCTAAAATCATAACTAAATAGATAAAAAACAGTTATAAATGTCTCATACTCTACAAAAATTTGAGATGATTAATCCTCTTGTAACTGGGGAGAGTGTTTGATGGCCGACACTAGAACAATAACTACAGTAAAGCAACCATATTTTACTAGTGATGGAACAAAACTTTATCTAGGAACTTCAACGGAAGTTAAAGTTGACGAAAATGGAAAATATATTCCAGATAGTGCTACAGTTAGTT